CTTCAGCAGTATTTCAAGATGATGAGGGTGTAAGACTTTACTATAATGATGTTGAAAAATTCATCACCACTGATGATGGTATAATTATAAGTGGAATTGCTAGTGCAACATCTTTCCAAGGTGCTAATGCAACTGCTGCATCATTCCCATTAGGTCTTACAGCAACAAATGGAACTTTTTCTGGAAATGTAAGTATAGGAGGAACACTTACATATGAAGATGTAACAAATGTTGATGCAATTGGTTTAGTTACTGCAAGAACAGGAGTAAGAATTCTTAATGGTGGTTTAGTTGTTAACGCTGGAATTTCAACGTTTGGTGCAATAGCTACATTTTCAAATAATGCATTCTTTGATAGTGATATATTTGTTGATGGTACTCTAACTGCTGGATTAATCGATGGAGGTGTATTCTGATGGCAAAACCAAATAGTAAACAAACATTAGTAGATTATTGTTTAAGACAATTAGGTGCACCAGTATTAGAAATTAATATTGATGACGATCAAATTGATGATTTAGTTGATGATACAATTCAATTATTCAACGAGAGACACTATAATGGTGTTGAAAAAATGTATTTGAAATATGTTTTAACTCAAGATGATATTGATAGAGGAAGAGCCACTGGAACAACAGGAGTTGGAATTGTAACTACAACAACCACAACAAATGGAGTTGGTATTGCAAGTACAAATTTTAATTGGTATGAAAACTCAAATTATTTACAAGTTCCTGAATCAGTTATAGGAGTCGAAAAAATATTTAAATTTGATACAAGTTCAATATCTGGAAGTATGTTCAGTATCAAATATCAATTATTCTTGAATGATTTATACTACTTTAATTCAGTTGAATTATTACAATATAGCATGGTTAAAACTCGATTAGAGGATATAGATTTCTTGTTGTCTACAGACAAACAGATAAGATTTAATCAAAGACAAGACAGATTATATTTGGACATTGATTGGGGTGCAGAAGAAGCAGGAACATTTATAGTTCTTGATTGCTTTAGAGCACTTGATCCAGATTCATTCAGTCAAATATATAATGATTATTTTGTTAAAAAATATTTAACAGCATTGATGAAACGTCAATGGGGTCAGAATCTAATCAAATTTAAAGGAGTCAAACTTCCAGGTGGAATCGAATTGAATGGAAGAGAAATATATGAAGATGGTCAAAGAGAATTAGATACAATTAAAGAAAGGATGTCTCAGGAATATGAGTTACCACCTTTTGATTTTATAGGATAGTGAATAATGGCATTAAATCCCTTTTTCCTTCAAGGATCACAAAGTGAGCAAAGACTTATACAAAGTCTTATAAATGAACAACTTCAAATTTATGGTGTTGAAGTTGCATATTTACCTAGAAGAATAGTTAATAAAGATAATATTTTTACAGAACTTGAATCTTCCTCTTTTGTTGATAATTTTGCAATCGAAGCATATGTCAATACTTATGAAGGATATGGTGGTGCTGGTGATGTAATGACTAAATTTGGAATGAGTTTGAAAGATGAAGTTATTTTAACAATATCAAAAGAAAGATTTGAAGATTTTATTGCACCATTTTTAGATGCATTACCAGAAGATCAAATTGAAGTTTCAACCAGACCTAGTGAGGGAGATCTCATATTTTTTCCTTTAGGACAAAGACTTTTTGAAATTAAATTTGTAGAACATGAGCAACCTTTCTACCAGTTAGGTAAGAATTATGTTTATGAACTTAGATGTGAACTCTTTGAACTTCAAGATGAAGTTGGTGGATGGGATCAAATTAGTGGAGTTACTGAGGAAATTGATGATACTCTTGTTGATCAAGGATATATTACTTCATTAAAGTTAATTTCTATTGGGTCAACTGCAACTCTAGGAGTTACCACAACATCTGGTTATGTTAGAAATATTATCTTAAACAATGATGGATATGATTATACAAAAGTTCCCACAGTTTCAATTGATTCTGCTCCAGATGGTGGAATTGATGCAACTGCTGTAGCAATAACAACATCAGTGAATGGTGTGCATTCAATTAAAGAAATATTATTGACAAATGCTGGTGCTGGATATACTGTTACACCTACAGTGACAATTGTTAGTGCTGCTTCTACAATTTTAGGAATTGGTTCAACATCCTATGGTGTGGGTGCTGCTGCCACTGCTAATTTAGTTACAGATGGAATTGGTCTAGGTCAAGTAATTATATCTAATGCTGGAGATGGATATCCAACTGCACCCGAAATATTCTTTGGAACACCATCATCTGGAATAGGAACTGCAACGGGAAGAGTTGTGGTAAGCACTGCTAACACTATTACTCAAGTATTAATATCAGATGCTGGTATAGGGTACGATTCAACAACAGGTGTGGCAACAGTTTCACCTCCTCCTGTAATTACTGGTATTGGAACATATAAGTTTAATGAACTTGTCACAGGTTCGATCTCAGGTGCTAAAGGTAGAGTTAAAACTTGGAATGTAACTACATCTACTCTTAAATTAGGAACTACGGACGGAACATTTGTCTCTGGTGATATTGCAATTGGTTCAACATCTGAAGCACAATATACAGTGGATTACATAGAGTCAGCAGAATTTGTTGATAAATACGATAAAGGTGATGAAATCGAAAGTGAGGCTGATGACATCATTGACTTTTCAGAAGGAAATCCATTTGGTACATTTTAATGTTAGGAACTTATTACTATCACGAAATAATGAGAAAGACAATTGTTTCTTTTGGAACATTGTTCAATCAAATTTATATTCGTCATGATGACTCTGCAGGAAACACATATAGTGAGATGAAAGTGCCATTGGCATATGGTCCTTCTCAAAAATTTCTTGCAAGATTAGAACAACAAGCAGATTTAAATAAACCAGTTCAAATAACACTACCAAGAATGTCATTTGAGATGACAAGTGTTAATTATGATTCAACAAGAAAAACTGGTGTTACACAAACTTTTAAAGCATCTGATGGAACCAATATGAAAAAGGTTTACATGCCTGTGCCTTACAATGTTGGATTTGAATTAAATGTTCTAACTAAACTGAATGATGATGCATTACAAATTGTAGAACAAATACTTCCATATTTTCAACCATCATTCAATCTAACAGTGGATCTTGTAAAATCTATTGGTGAGAAAAGAGATATACCAATTGTCTTGGATAGTATTAATTTTCAAGATGATTATGAGGGAGACTTTAGTACAAGAAGAGCACTTATATACACCTTAAACTTTACAGCAAAAACATATTTATTCGGACCTATTGCAGAATCCTCTGAAGGTCTTATCAAAAAAGTTCAGGTCGATTACTATCCTGACACTAATACTAAAACAGCAAAACGTGTTCAGAGATATACAGTTACACCAGATCCTGTTACTGCAGGACCCGATGATGATTTTGGATTTAGTGAAACTACTTCAATTTTTTCTGATGCTAAATCTTATAGTCCTACACAAGGTAAGGATATTTAATCATGTCTGATAATAATTACGACAGCATTGAAAAGGCACTGAATACAACCACTGAGGTTGATATTCAACCAATAGCATCTAAAAAAGATCAATTATCCAAATCAAATGACATTGAAAAAGATTACGATTATACTAGAGGGCAATTGTATTCCTTAATTGAAAAAGGACAGGAAGCAATAAATGGTATCATGGAAGTTGCTGGTGAAACAGCAAGTCCAAGAGCATATGAAGTTGCAGGTCAATTGATTAAAAGTGTCGCAGACAGCACTGATAAATTAATGGATCTACAAAAAAAAGTTAAAGAAGTGGATGAAGATAAAGCAAAAACTACAAATAATGTTACAAATAATGCTTTGTTTGTGGGTTCAACATCCGATCTTTCAAAAATGCTGAAACAACAATTTCTAAATAATACTGGTAAGAGTAACAAAAATGAAAAAGTGTAAATCTGGTTATTATTATTGTTATGATGAAAAAAAGTGTAAACCAATCCCTACAGGGTATCGAATAGGTTATGGTGGTTACTTACGACCTGAAAATGATAATGGTAAAAAGAAAAATGGTAATGGTGGCAATGGCAATGGAAATGGTGGCAATGGAAATGGTGGCAATGGTAATGGAAACGGAGGATCCAACGGTGGTGGTAATGGAGGAGGAATGAGTGAAGGATCATTACATAAATGGTTTAAGGGTTCTAAATCCAAAGACGGAAAAGGTGGTTGGGTTAATGTAGTTACAGGTGGAACCTGTGCGAGTGATGAACCTGGTGAGGGTACACCTAAATGCGTCTCTTCTGCAAAGAGAGCAAGCATGACAAAGGCAGAAAGATTATCTGCTGCACGTCGCAAAAAGAAAGCAGATCCTGGTCAACAGCAAAAAACTGGTGCTGCGAAACCAACATACGTATCAACTGATAGTCCAAGGAAAAAGAAAATGAAAAAAGAATCTTCTGATTGGAGAAATGAAATGGAACTTACTGAAGCAGATAAGAAAGGTAAGGGTAGTGGAACGAAAGATGCCTGTTACCATAAGGTTAAGTCAAGAT